ATCTCCTTGTACTAAGGTTTCACTCACATATTGGGTGGAACCTTTTTTATATTCCATGATATTTTCGAGATCATCAAATACAAGATTTAAATATATTGGTTTTAAAATAAATATGTTTCTTTTTGAGTTATTATTTCTTTCTTCAAAAGTGTAATTAGTTATAGGTGACGCAACATCAGTTTTGGTGACTTGTTGATTCAAACCGTCATCAAAATATGATACGCTTTGACCGACACCAACTCTCATGCCAGATGGAATCACGATAACATTCGTGCTTGTTTTTACTTCGTTAGCTTCATAATGATGAATTCCAGAATATAAGGTGGTTTCATTGTCATATTTTTCTGTGAGATACGTATAAAAATCAGCATTAGATAGCGGCCATTCACTTTGAACATTTGTTATATTGTTCGCCATTAATACAACCCAATCAAGAGTTGGATCACCATAAACATCATTTGCTACATTATCTGGTCGATCATCACCTTGCACAATATATTTTGTAAAGAAAGAGAGATCTTGAAATACATCCTCTCTTAATACTCCTTTCTTAAATAAATTCTTTACTCTTGTATAGTCATCATTAATTCCACCACTTTTTGTGCGATTTACATAATTAAATTCTGGTAAGTTACGAAAATAAGGATTAGCCATTAGAAACCAATACCTCCTGAGTCTGCTTCTTGTTCAAAGAAAGTAATACTACCTTCATCATCACTAATTATTGGTTCGTCAAAATCAGTGAAATCAAGTTCATCATAATTATCATTAAATATAGGTTCAAGTTCTCGGAATTGAAATTGTAAAGTATAAGATACCATCGAACTGTTTTCATATGTCATGTATGAATTATTCGGCATGTAATTAGTTGAGAAACTAAGAAGGGCACAATCTTTTACTCTTGGTAAGAATTTGTGTGTGCTTAAATTACCGTCTATAAATTCAATACTAAACACATGAGGGGATCCTAGAAATAATCCGTTTGTTGTTCTTTGAACGGCACTTGCCTGTTTGAACATTCTGATTATTTTTTGAACTTCGATTGACTCTTTTTGATCTCTTGGACTCACATTAAAATTAAAAGTAAATGGTCTTAAAGTTGGGCCACCAAAAAGTAATGCAAGATTGTTATTAAATATTGCACCCTCTGTTCTTGCAAGTAATTGTTGAGGTTGTATTCCGAGTGCTAGAGAGGTCAATAAATTAGACACTGCTGTTCCAGTATTACCATCACCAACACCTTGTTCAATAGCACTTTTTACTTGATCTCCTGCACCTGTAAATCCTCCTTGAATTCCAGCAAGAGCTACTCCAGCACCTAAAACCTGTATGGGATCTAATGTTCCTTCACCAAATCTAACCGCGTTAAAATCTGTAACACCATTTGGTATTGGAAGAGTTGCTGATCCTCTTATCGTTCTTTCACCTTGTGCCTCGAATGCAAATGCTCTATCACCTTTATCAAATGTATTATCTTTTTCGTTAAATATGGGAGTTCTGAAATCAATTACACTTATCTTTATTCTATCTTGACTATTTTCTTTCATAGTCATAGGATAACAATAGTTTCCATATCTCTCTCTAATTTGCCTTTTTTTGAGATTTTCATTGATATCCTTCTCACTAACTGCTACACCATCACCATCACCATCATCATTACTATCTTGATTAGCATTGCCTGACATCGTCAAAAATTTTTCTTTTTGCTCATTAGTTTTGATTGCTAAACTATCTAATACTTCTTTCTTTTTACTAATATTTTTTGATGCTTTTTTTATTTCATTGATTTTTTCACTTGACAAATTCGCCGTAAATTTTTCACCTTTTTCATTTAATATAAATTTTCCGTTCTTAAATTCTCCAATTACTGGTTTTGGATCTGTGCTTGCACCAGATCCATCATATTGAAAAACTTCTATTTTGCTAACATTTCCATTACCATCATGTGTGTATCTGTTTTGCAGTTGAATATGAAAATGATCACCGTTGATCTCTATAGGAATTCTCTTTTTTTTTGACAGAGTTGTTATTGACATTATCGACCTTTTTAGTTATTTAGGAACTTTGCATAAGGAATTGCAAGTAGATCATCAAGCTCATCTGGTTGTACTATGTATAACTGCCCTGCGAGTTCTGCCCATGTGTAGTTACGATACTTTCTCCAATGAAAATTCAATCCACGGAATCCCCAACCAAATATATCAGTGCAAGCTATGAGTGGATGTTGATCATATTGAATGTTTGGAGTCTTTGGATTGTACACGAAGGTATAAAAGTTTCCAACATCAGGAACAGGTGTCACAGTATCATTTAAGAGAGACATTATTTCTAACATCATATCCTCTTGATCATTTGTTGGATTGTTTATGTTATTACCTTCAAGTCTACTCATCGGATTCCGAGTTCTTTCTCTGTGACCACTTTAAATTCAATACGATGATCTTCACAAAATTCTTTTGCAGCTTTCCATTTTGCTTGATTAACCGCATAGGTCACACACTCTGTAAGATATGATTTTGTTTTTCGACTTCTTGGTTTCGGAGGCATCGTTTGTTTGTGTGGTTTGACCTCAACAATATATGTTTTGACCATATCATTTTTCTCTCTTACTTTGATTAAATAATCTGGATAATATTTGTGAACACGATTATCTTTGGGAGAGACATAAGGTATACTGAACTCTTCTGATGCCCATGATATAATACTGTTATTCATATCACACCACTGACAAAACTTTCTTTCCCAACTACTACGACATATAATCATCTTTGAGTTTCCTTGGTACTTGTGCGGATACACCGGAGTATATCTACTTTTAATACTCTCCCCCATAACTTGCCTACATAATATACAAGGTCAATCTATATTTATAAATGGCTATCATCCAACCACAGAGAAAATCATTATCTCAGGTGAAGGCTCAGTTGCTAAATCCAGCAACCACCTCTCACTTTCAGGTAAGTGTTTCTTTTTTAGAGAATGAATTTAGAAGATATCAACAAGAATTGGGTTTGAATTTAGATCAAGGTAGATTAAATATTTTATGCTCTGAAGCGTCACTGCCCGGATCAAGATTTATGACTGCTGAGTTAAATAATAATTTTACTGGTGTCAGAGAGAGACATGTTTATCGTCGTAGTTATGATGATAGTATATCTTTGACTTTTTATTGTGATGCAGATCAATACTTACCGATAAGATTTTTTGAATCGTGGATGAATTATATCTCAAACACAACAACTTCTGGTAGCAATAGTGCAGAGAATGAAAATTTTAATTATAGGGTAAAATTCCCAAAAGATTATCGAGGGGATTTAGAAATAACAAAATTTGAAAAGAATCTTGATGAAAGAAGAAAAACAAAAATATTAACGTATAAGTTTGTGAATTGTTTTCCTCTTGCTGTAAATTCAATGGCAGTGAGTTATTCTACTTCGTCACTTTTAAAATGCACAGTCAATATGGCTTACACACGATACTTTATTGAGGATAGACCACTCGGAGTCATTCCAAGATTTATAAATGCACTCTTCGGCTAACCTGCTATATAATATACTGAATAGATTATTATGCCATTACCAAAAATTGCAACGCCAAGTTATGAACTTGAGTTACCATCTACAGGAAAAACAATACAATACCGACCTTTTCTAGTTAAAGAAGAAAAACTTCTTGTTATCGCACTAGAGAGTGAAGATATTAAACAAATCACAAATGCAATCAAGGCTGTGATTCGTTCATGTATTCTTACAAAAGGAATCAAAGTTGAAACACTTCCTACATTTGACATAGAGTATTTGTTTTTAAATATTCGTGGTAAATCTGTAGGAGAGGATATATCTGTCAATCTTACATGTCCTGATGATAATGAAACTCAAGTAACTGTTGATGTTAACCTTGATGATATTAAAGTTGAAAAATCTGATGATCATACAAATCAAATAAAACTTGATACTAATCTCATGATGGAACTTAAATACCCATCATTAAATGAGTTTATTAAAAATAATTTTGATCCAAATGATACTTCTAAAAATCCAATGGAACAATCATTTGATTTAGTTGGATCATGTATTGACAAAATTTATAATGAAGATGAGGTTTGGGTTGCTGCAGATTGCACTAAAAAAGAGATTACTGATTTCTTAGATTCAATGAACTCAAATCAATTCAAAGAGGTTGAAAACTTTTTTGAAACGATGCCTAAATTATCTCATACTGTAAAGGTTGTCAATCCTAAAACAAAGGTTGAAAGTGATATTGTGCTTGAGGGCTTAGCGTCTTTTTTCGGTTAGGCATGGTGCATATGGATCTGGAGAATTACTTCAGATTAAATTTTGCCTTGATACAATACCATAAATATAGTTTGACTGAAATAGAAAATATGATGCCTTGGGAAAGAGACATCTATGTTGGATTGCTACAGGCACACCTCGAAGAGGAAAGATTAAAAGAACAACAACAACGTGTAAGTAATGGATGAGAATTCACCAGTATATGAAAATTTTCTAAACCAAATGAGAAGGTTTCGTAGACCCGTTCGCGAAACTACAAGGAGGATATCTGCGTCAAAATTTTTAGATAAACCAGAAAGTAAAACAATAGAAGAGATAAAAAATTTAACAGGAGAAATACTTGAGACATTAAAGAGGCAAGAGAGAGTTGAAGTTGAAGCTTTTTTAGATTTGCAAAAAAGATATGAGGATGAAAAGAGAAGAAAAAGAGAAGATAGACTAGAAAAGAAAAAACCAGTCAGAGATTTTTTGGTAAGGACAGGAAAGAGAGTAACATCACCAATTTTTTCTTTTATTGAAAGAGTGATAGGACTGATTCTGACTGTATTTTTAGCTGGGCCTCTTAAAAAACTATTAGACTTTTTAGCTGATCCAAAAAATGCAAAGATAGTGGGAAGAATTGCAGACTTTTTTAGCAGCAAATTTGGATTAATTTCTATTGGATTGGTGGCATTGAGTGCTGCAATCTCAAAATTATTAATCACTATTGGTTTATTATCAAAAGGTTTGATGGCTAGTAATATTTTAAATTTCATAGGTGGTTTGTTTGGTAGTAGTGGTTTTTTTGGAAAATTTTTTAAAGGTTTTGGAAAAAAACCACCGGGGGGAACACCGGGAGGTTCAAAAGCTCTTCAAAGCATTGGTCAAAACACATTAAAAATACTGTCAAAAATTCTTCGTTTTATCGCAAAAGGTGCAGCATTTGCAGGGCCTGATAGAATAAATTTGAAAGATGGATCAATGCAACCGATACCAGAGGTTGGAAATAAAAATGTGCCTGTCAATTTGCACTCAGGTGAAATGGTTGTCAATAAAAAAGGTGTTGAAAAATATGGTGCTTCTTTCTTTAGAGATATAAACAAAGGCATTGGTAACTTTATGGATTTCTACAATCGTGGTAGAAATGTAAGATTTCCGAATGAAAGTTCAGCAAGAATGATTGATTTAATAAAAGATGATTTTTCACAGATGACGAGGAGTAATAAAGCGTTCAAGGCGGGTGATACAAGTTTCAAAAGTTTGAGACCATTCAAGGCATTTACTCCTGAGATGATGGGCACAGGCCCGACCCCACTTATTAGACAGGTGATTGAGAGATCATTAAAAGCAATGCTTGCACTAGGAAAGGGAACTGCTAAAACAGCCCCTTTGATCGGCACTGCTTTAGATTTAGCTTTCCCTCAACCACTTGCTGATGGAACTTTAACAAGTGCTCAAGAAATGCAAATACCCGGAACTCCAGTTCTTAAAACAAATACTCCCTCACCTCCAGTTGATATGAGTGGTGTATTTAATCAACCACCGCAGATTGATGGTGATGATGATACATTTATAAATGACACATTCTCATTTGATTTACCACTAGGCGACCCTAACGTGTTAGAAATTTACGGTGCTGACATATCATTATGATTGATAGTAATAAGTTACTCAGTAAAAATCAAGTGAGTAGAGGTAGGAATATAGTAACTATTAAAAGAAATCTTATCAAGATTAATAACTTACTCAAAGAAAGACTTGTTCTTACTAAGGTAAGGCAAGGAATCATGATGCAAGAAGAGGAGAATAGAATCAGAAGACAGAGGGAGGATAATTTAGAAAGTCTTGAACCAACAAGAAAAATAGAGGATGATAAACCCAAAGATGATAAGAAGAATTCAGGTTTATTAGCTGCTCTTGCCACACTAGGTTTATTATTTTTGCCGGGTTTAAAAAAATTACTTAATTTTCTTAATGACATAAAAGATCGTGTTGGGAATATGGCAAAATTATTGCTAAAAGCAATGACAGATTTTAAGGATAAAGCATTCATTCTTTTAAATAAAGTTAATTTAACTAACTTTAAAAAGGAAAATATACAAACTTCTTTTGCTAAGTTGGAAAAAGATTTAAAGAATTTTTTTAATGGACTCATATTTGCTGCTGTAGCAAACTTTGCTGTATCAACTCTCGGTAAATTAAGTGGATTCAATATTCAAAATCTTATTAGAAGAGGAAGAAAAACAAAAGTAGATGATGTTTTAGATGATGTGCCAGTCGGAGAGGATAGAGTTCCTTTTGAAACCGGAACTTTCAAAAAAACACCAATTAAAGTTGAAAAACCTGTTAAAGTAAACGTGGGCGAAGGTTCAACAATAGGAGAAAAAACAGCATTAAAAGCCCTAAGAAAAAAAGTTAGACAAGAGGGTGCTGAGTCTGTGTTGGATGATGTATTATATCCTCGTGGAAAATATAATACTATAGATGGTAAACGTATTAATAATTTTTTAAAACTCTTGAGAAAATCAAAAAACTCACCTGATTTTGATAATACATCATATCAAATTGATCTTGTATTAAAAGCTTTAAAAAGTGAAAGAGTTGAATTATTAAGAACATTAACAAAGGGATCCAAACAATATAATGATGTGTTAAAATCTATAAAAAAATTTGATAAAGCTCTCAATAAAATAGATGATATTAGACTTGATGTAATTGAACAAAGAGCAACCTCAACAGCACAGGGTAAAAGTGCTCAAATTAGTGTTGATAAAACAATTAATGACTTACTTGACAAATACCTAAAAGATTTAGATAAAGGGTTTATAGATGAAAAAACATTTAGAAAAATAGATAAACTTCTTAAAAAACCTCAACAGAGCACCATAGATTTTAACAAATATCTGGGTGGTCTTGCTACTCTTGGAACATATAAATTAGGTGAGCAAGGCCCTGAGTTTATTATTGATGCGGACTCTACTCTTGCAATTGAGAATACTGCACCCGGATTCTTAAATGCTTTGAATCAAGCAGAGGGTTTTCAATCGATTGATGTTCTAAGAAATTATGCATCTTATGAGGGTGGACATCTTCAAACAGCCTCATTCTTTCCAGTTTTTATTCCATCTCCAAGTAATAAAAAATCTCAAATCATGCTTGCCGTGAGTGGTGGTAATGGGTCGAGACAGACAGTTTTTTCTAAAATACATGATAAGAGGTAAATATGGCAAAATTAAATCAAGGCATAACTATAGATTCATTTAATACATTTGTAAAAAAATTAAACATTACATCAAATGATGATGGTAGTAAATCACAAAGTTTAATCGATGCGAATCCCGTCGCATTTAAATACACTGAACATCTTTTTAGAGATTCAATTGAGGCTGAAATTATATTTAAAGACACTGGTGGAAAATATAATGGAAAATCATTAGTTGAGGGATTGCCAGTTGTTGGGACTGAGGATGTAACTTTATCTTTTAAAGATTCATATGATAATATCCTTAAATTAAACATGGTTGTAAACAAAGTTTCAACTCCTGAAAGTAATACACAAACTGAAACCGTCATATTATCTTTGACTTCTGAGGAATTTATTCGCAATCATCAAGAGAGTGCAATAGTAAATTTAAGATATGATGGAAGAATATCAGACACAGTTAAAAGTATTTTAAGTAGTAATTTAAAATCAAATACAATCGGTGAGATACAAGAGACATCAAATAACTATAATTTTATTGGTAATCGTAATAAACCTTTATATATTTTAAAATGGTTAGCAAAAAAATCATTCTCAGGAAAAGATGGAAAGTCTGGAAAGACAGCTGGATTTATTTTTTACCAAAATAAAGATGGTTATAATTTTAGATCATTAGATTCGTTATTTGCTCAATCACCAAGAGAAAAATTTATTTACAATGAAACACCAGAGGGTGTCTCAGTATCATCTGAAATGCAAGATGTAAAAATAACTAAATTTAAAATTGACAATGCTTTAACTGCAAATCGTAAATTATCGATGGGTGCTTTTAATACAAAATTGATATTGTTTGATCCTTTCAATTGTGAGTTTGAGGAGGTAGTTCAAAAGGCAGAGGAGTCAGATTTAGAATTAGCTGCAAAAAAATTACCTAAGTTAAACAAAAAATTTACAGATGTCCCAACAAGAACAACCTATGTTTTAAAAGATACGGGCACCTTACCAACTGGGGATGTGGATGAACAACTTAAATTAAGTGATAAAGAAATTTTTGAACCTGCGAAAATATTAAATCAAGCATCAAGAAGATATAATCAACTTGCATTATATGAAATTGAAATTGAAATTGGTTTGGATTTATCATATAAAGTTGGAGACACAGTAAGTATCGATAATAAATCACTTAATCAACAAAAAGATGGAGCTCGTAACAAAATGGTTGGTGGAAAATATTTGGTGATGAGATTGACTCACACGCTCTTAGGAAAAAACACCACAACAAAATTGGGTTTAGTCCGTGACTCAATAGGAAGAGTTGCTGAGAATACTGGCATGATGGAGTAAAATAAGTTATAATGAATAAATACAAACGTAGGATCAAATTAAACAAATGAAATCAATCGAAGACCACATTCAAAAAGACAAGGAGAT